TGATAAGGCTGCAGCCCTCCGTCAGGAGATCCGTCAGGCGGAACGTGCCCAGCTTGAGTACGAACTGACCCAGAAAATGGAGCAGAAGGTCACTCAGAGCCAGCAGATGTCGGCTTTGCAGCAGGCAGCGGCCGAATTGGAGACAAATTTCCCGGTTTTTGACCGCGCTAGCTCCGACTTCAACGAGAAGTACACCCAGGAAGTCATTGATCTTCGCGACGCGTTTATCGTGAAAGGTGACAACCCGGTAGCAGCGCTGTCAAAAGCGGCTAAATTCGTCATTCGTGAGTATGGGTTGGACCCCGGCGCACCGGTCGAGCCGTCTCTTGGCTCTACGCCGACTGCTGCTAAGTCAAGCGTTGACGAAGTAGCTAAAAAGCGCGCTGAAGTGGCCCGTAAGATGAAGGCTGCTGAGGCTCAGCCTCCTGATATGCCGGGCGAAAGTTCTGCTGCACGCGGCGAAAAGGCGTTTGATGTCATGGCTTTGAGCGAAGACGAGTTTAACGCCCTCCCAGCGGCTACTTTGAAGCGCTTACGTGGAGACGTTGTCTAATGGCTAACCGTGATTCAAGGCTCGCCAGAGCTGGTGTATCTGGCTACAACAAACCGAAGCGTACTCCTAGTCATCCGACCAAAAGTCACGTAGTTGTGGCGAAGTCTGGAGACCAAGTGAAGACTATTCGCTTCGGTCAGCAGGGCGTTAGCGGTTCCCCTAAGAAGCAGGGGGAGTCAGCCGCTTACCGTAAGCGCCGCGAGTCGTTCAAAGCTCGTCATGCGTCAAATATCTCTAAGGGCAAGATGTCGGCTGCTTATTGGGCTGACAAGGTCAAATGGTAAAGGAGTCTCGTATGAAGAATATGCATCGAATGCCGGACGGCACCATGATGAAAGGTGCTAAACACAAAGGCCCAATGAAGAAGGGAGCTGCTAAGAAGAAGGCCCCTGCTAAGAAGACCAAAGGATATGGCTACTAAGAAAAGTAGCGTTAACTCCGCCGGTAATTACACCAAGCCGACGATGCGCAAACGACTGTTTGAGAGCATCAAGGCTGGCGGTAAAGGTGGTAAACCAGGACAGTGGAGCGCCAGGAAGGCGCAGATGCTGGCTGTTCAATACAAGAAAGCAGGCGGAGGCTACAAGTAATGGCTAAGAACTGGATTAGCGGGGCTATCAAAAAGCCCGGTGCGTTGCGAAAGTCACTCGGTGTTAAGAAGGGGGAAAAGATCCCCGCCAAGCAACTTCGTAAAGCTGCTAAGAAGTCCGGCAAGATGGGACAGCGTGCCCGCCTTGCTATGACGCTTCGTAAGATGGGGAAGGACTAACTCATGGGGTTAGCTAAGTCCCAGCGGTCTCTTAAAAAGTGGACCAAGGAAGACTGGGGCACCCGGTCTGGTAAGAACAGCATCCAGGGTAGCAAGGCTACGGGGGAGCGTTATCTCCCCCGAGCCGCGCGTAATGCGTTAAGCCCGCAGGAGTACGCTGCTACTACACGCAATAAGCGTAAAGCTACGGCTAGCGGGAAGCAGTTCTCTAAGCAGCCCAAGCGGATTGCAAAAAAGACAGCGAAATACAGATAGTAGTTGCGAACTTTTATTCGTGTTGCTAATCTACAACTGAATTCGTCCGCCGGAACGATATCCGGCCGTGTCGCACACGCTAAAAACGTTTGAGATTTCGCCTGCAATGGCGTTAAACGTGCCGAGGTCGCGCCTCGTAAATACGCGCTAAGTCGTGACCCCACGATACGGGGAAACGGGTTAGCCGCTCCATAAAGTCGGCTGTAGAGGCTGGTAATGCAGGTGCATTACTGGATTTTTAAACGCAATATCAAGGAGAAGCCAAATGGCTCTTACTAACTTTGCGGCGCTGACTAGTGATCAACTCACGGCGTGGAGCCGTGATTTCTGGCGCGTCGCTCGCAATATGTCGTTTGTGAACCAGTTCGCTGGTTCGGGTTCTAACGCGATGATCCAGCGGGTCACCGAGCTGACGAAGTCCGACAAGGGCACGAAGGCTGTGATCACGTTGTTGGCCGACATGACCGGTGACGGCGTGACGGGCGACAGCTCGCTCGAGGGTAACGAAGAGGCGCTCCGCGCTTATGACATCACCATTGAGCTCGATCAGCTGCGCTTTGCGAACCGTATCGCTGGCCGCCTCGCTGACCAGAAGTCGGTGGTGAACTTCCGTGAGACGTCCCGTGACGCCCTCGCCTACGCGATGGCTGATCGTATGGACCAGCTCGCGTTCTTGACGCTCGCCGGTGTTGCTTACACGCACAAGACGAACGGCGGTCTCCGTCCGGTGCTGGCTTCTGGCCAGAACCTGTCGGGCCTTGAGTTCGCTTCGGACGTGTCGGCTCCGACTGCCGCTCGCCATCGCCGCGTTTCGGGTAACGACATCATTGCCGGTGACACGACTGCGATTACTACGGCCGACGTGCTGAAGTATCGCCATGTGGTCGAGTTGAAGGCCTACGCTAAGGACCAGTACATCCGTGGCGTTCGCGGTGCTGGTAACGACGAGGTGTTCCACCTCTTCGTGACGCCGCAGCAGATGGCGGCCCTTAAGCTCGATTCGGACTTCCTTGCTAACGTGCGTAACGCTGGCATCCGTGGTCCGAGCAACCAGTTGTTCGCTGGTTCGAGCTCGCTGATGGTCGACGGTGTGATGGTCCACGAGTTCCGCCATGTGTTTAACACTGCTGGCGCGACGACTGGTACCTCGGCGAATGCCGGTGCCGCTGGCTACAAGTGGGGTGCGAATGCCGACGTCGTCGGTGCCCGCGCTCTCTTCTGCGGTGCTCAGGCTCTCGCTATGGCCGACATCGGTCTGCCGGAAATCGTCGAAGATACCTTCGATTACCAGAACCAGTCTGGTATCTCGATCGGTAAGATCTTCGGTCTCCGCAAGCCGAAGTACAACAGCGATGTCACTGCCAACGTCCAAGACTTTGGCGTGATCGCGCTCGACACGGCCGTCTAAGCTGTGAGGGGGGCCCTCTCTTTGGAGGGGGCTCCCCGCTCTTTGTACCAGGAGGTTCTGTGAAGGTCATTTCAGACCGAGAAATTCGGGTAGCTACTCTCAGCGGTGCTTGCGTTTTGTTTCTTCCGGGTGTTGAGCGAGAGGTATCCGATGAAATCGGATTACTAGCTCTTCAGCAGGGAGCGAAACAGGTAACAACTGATAAAAAACCCGAACCAGCAGCAGAACCCTCAGGCATAACGATAGATAATGTCCCTTCCGTAGAAGAGTTCGAGGAAGTCCATACGCTGGATGATGTTATTACTGGGATCGAAAAGCTCGTTGAGAGCGGCGACCCAGATGATTTCAAGTCTGACGGAGCGCCAAAGGCAGCCGCATTGAACCGCGTTGTCGGGCGAACAGTCAGCACCGAAGATCGAGAAGCGGCTTGGGAGGCGTTCCTTCATTCGTGAGGTAGACCATGGCTGTCACCGTACAAAGCGTTATTGACCGAGTTCAAAAAACCCTGCAGGACACCACGGGTGTTCGTTGGCCGGTGGTAGATGAGCTCGTACTCTGGGTCAATGATGCCCAGCGTGAAATCGCCCTTTTAAAGCCGGACGCTTCGGCTAAGAACACCACTATTACTCTCGTAGCCGGTACCAAGCAGGAGATCCCTAGCGATGGTAACCGGTTGCTTCGCGTCGTTCGAAACATGTCTGCCGCTCTAAACGGCGTAGGCAAACGAGCGGTTCGTATTGTTTCGCGCGAAGTGCTCGATGCTCAGACCCCAGACTGGCACGACCCACTTGTAGCCGGTGATGCTGCACATGCTGCAGTCATCAAACATTACATCTACGACGAGGCTAATCCGCGTAACTTTTACGTGTATCCAGGTGTTGCGTCGCCTGCCGCCTCTTACGTAGAGATCATTTACTCGGCCAACCCGACGACTGTTGCCCAGAACGGGAACTTAGATATCCCAGATATCTTTGCAAATGCCGTGATGAACTATGTTCTTTACATGGCGTACATGAAGGATGCTGAGTATGCTGGTAACCAGCAGCGAGCTTCTTCGCACTTCCAGTTATTTATGTCTTCTATCACCGGTAAGGCGCAGCTCGACGCTATTACTTCGCCTAACTTCGACGCTAGCCGACAAGTAACGTCTGTACCAGCTGTAGCGGGGTAATAACTCATGGCGCTCTATGAGTCGCTCCTGCCAGAGATCATCCCGATGGTGCCGGGCTGTCCCGATACACTTATTGAGAACAACATCCGCGCAGCGGTTATTGAGCTTTGCGAAAAAGCAGCTGTGCTGCAAGCCGAATTAGACCCTGTTACCACGATTGCTGGCATCTACGAATACGATCTTGAGCCGCCTACCGATACGGTAGTGCACAAGATCATGTGGGTAGTTCATGACGGCAAAGAGATTGAGCCAATCAGCACTAATCTCCTAGAGCAACGTAAGCAGAACTGGCGTGACGCTGACAACCGTGGAACCCCGGAGTATTTCGTAAAGACCAGCCAGTCGCTGTTCTGGATGGTGCCGGTACCCAACGAAACTAAAGCGTCTAGCACCATCTTGCGCGTGCAGTTGAAGCCTACTCAGACTTCTACCACCGCTGATG